TGATATTTTTATTAATTTTGAACCAAGTACACCAATTAATTGTATTACAATATACACAACTGGAAGCTGGAACGAACCTAACCCTAAGTTTTTGATTGATTATCCAACTATTCAAATAAGATCAAGAGCAACAACAGATGAAACTTGTTTTAATAACTTATTAGAAGTTTTTGATATTTTACATGGTGTTACTTCATTTACTCAAAACACTACAAAATATACAGGTATTCAAGCAAGTACAAGCATAACGAACCTTGAAATTGATAAAAATGATAATAGAATTAAGTTTGTTAATTTTAATTTAATTACAGAGCCAGAATATAATAGTCAAAATAGAAAACAATTAAGCTAGTAGTTTGATTAATTATCATTAAATGTTATTATTATAAAGTATACAAATTAAAGGAGATAACATGGCAACAGCAGGATATAATTACACAATATCAGTTTCAACTTCCAAAACTGGAACGTTTAGCGAGATTCCATCTTCCACAGGGACATTCAATAGAACGGCAAACATTCTTGACGTTACAGACACAACGAACGCAGGATTTAACCAAAGATTAGTAGGATTATTAGATTCAGCTTGTAGTGTTGAAGCTAACTGGTCAGCGAGTGATACAGCTTTAACAGCTATTGAATCATCTTTTGATAGCAGAACAGAATTATGGGTAAAAATTTTACCAGATAATGTGGCAGGAAACGGGAAAAAGTTTAAAGTAGTTGTAGAAAATTTTAACACTTCATTAGACGTTAATTCACAAATAACTGTATCGGTTAGTTTTCAGGGAACAGGCGAAGTTTTTGCGGATGACGCAACTTAAACAATATGGCTGTAGTTGGATATCAAGCAAACATTAAAAAATCAGGAACTTCAACTAGTTTTAGTGGTGAAGCTATGACTGTTACAACTGGCAACACATTTCAAATAGATGACAGTGCTAAACAAGTATTTAATTTTAATTCTACATTTACTTTTTATGAGGACGCAGTAGCTATATCCGATTCAGATATTGATTCCATTGATTATATGTATGGGAAAGTTACATTTTCAACGTCTAAAACTGGTTCAATCACAGTAGATGGAGCATATTATCCAATGGCTAACATTGCAGGAGCTTATCAAGCAACCCAAAATACAACTAATCAGATTATTAATGTAACTAGTTTTGAAAATCAAGGTTTTGTTGAAAAATTGCCTAATCAAAAAGATATAACGGTAACTTGCACACGTTTTGATGATTTATCCAAAGATTTTCAAGACGTATTAGAAAATGGTAGCTCAATTGTAATTGAATTTATACCAAGCACAGGAAATGGGAATAGAGGCTGGTATGTTTTAGATTCCGCTAATCAAAATTTAGATATGTCAAACGTAGTTGAGGAAAGTTTAAGTTTTCAATTAACCGACAATAAAAATATTTTAAAGACATTTTCAAGGCAATAGTATATAATACTAAAAAAAATAAAGGGGTTTAAGTTATGAGTATAAGAGATAAAATAAGATCAGCAACACTTGGCAATAAAACACAATTTAATTCAAAAATAGTTAAATATAATAATGTTGAAATTGAAGTAAGACAATTAACACTAAAAGAAAAAACAGATTATTATACAAGTTGTCTTGACGACAAAACACAGTTGCCCAATCCACTTAAATTGCAGGTATTAGGTATTATATTATCTTGTTATGTTCCAAACACTAATGAAAAAGTATTTGAAGATTCTGATTTTGATGTTTTGTCTAATGACGTTGCTGGTGGATATACAGACGAATTATTTTTAGCTTTTAATGATCTTTCTAATTTAAATCTTGACGAAGCAAAAAAAAATTCAAATTAACAGTAACGCCAAAAGGTAAAGATTTAGATATTCAGGTAACGAGAGAATATCTTAAATTTGAATTGGCAGAGAAATTATCAAAAACAATTAAAGAAATTGAAACTATACCGTATAACGAGTTTGTTCAATGGTTAGCCTATTTTGAAACAAAACATGATATAATGAAAAAGCAAGAAAAACATTATGAACGACAAAATAGGAAATAAGGATAAATGAGTTTAAATTTAGGGACAGTTTTTTATCAATTAGGTGTTAAAACAACAGCTTTAAGAAACGCTAGTAAAGAAGTTTTACAATTCCAAAACAAAACACAAAAAAGCTTTAATTCAGTTAATTCAACAGCAACAAAACTAGCAACTACACTGGCAAGTATAGTTACCTTAGAAACAGCAAGACGAGGTCTAATGTTAGCCGATACAATGGGATTGTTGAAAGATAGGTTGACAGCTATTGTGGGAGACGCAGAGAAAGCCGAATACATTTTTAAAAGATTAGGAAAAATATCAGAAACTACAGGGTCAGGAATTGATACATTAGCGTCAAGTTTTCAAAGGTTTACTTCCGCTAAAGATTCACTAAAAGCAACAGACGAACAATTATTAATATTGTCTAAAACATTTGCCGAATTAGGTTTGATTTCAGGTGCTGGAGCTGATCAAATGAAAAACGCTACTTTGCAATTATCTCAAGGTTTAGCAAGTGGCAAATTTCAGGCAGAAGAATTTAACAGTGTTGTTGATAATGTGTTTCTTGCACAGCAATACATAGCTGAGGGCATGGGAATTACAACCGATAAACTAATTCAAATGAAAAAAGAAGGGCAGTTATTAAGTAAAGACGTTTTTGACGCTTTAATATCACAATCAGAGGAAATATCAAAAAAAGCAGAAAAAATGCCCATTAGGATTGCACGAGGTTATAACCGTTTGCAATTAGGAATTGAAAGAGCATTGGAATTAATAGACAAAACAAATAGTATAACTCTTAAATTAGGAAGTATTTTATTTAAAGCAGGTGAACAAGCCGAAAAATTACCATTTATTTTTGAAGCCATGTATCAACAATCAAAAAAATTTATGGACGAAAACGCAAAATTAAAACAATTTATTGTTACGTTTGCTGGTTTATATGGTTCAATTTTAGCGGTTAATGTAGCTTTATCGGTTACTAGAGGAATAATGTTATTAATTACTAAAGCTAATCCTTTTATATTGTTAGCTACTTCGGTAATAACATTTTACAAGGAAATTTTAGCGGCTTCACAAGCGTCTCAAAAATTATTCACAGCTTTAGAAAAGTTATTTAATTTTGATTTGTCAGGTGCTAAAGACGAATTATTAGGTATAAAACAAGCGTATCAAGACGCTTTAAAAGTTGAAACTGAAAACGACAAAATTAAAGAAACGTTTGAAAATTTAGGTAAAACAATATCGGAAACATTAAACAATTCAATAGATTTAAAAAAGCTTGACTTTACAAAAGGTTTTCTAGACGAAGTCGAAAGATTGCAAAGTGAATATCATGCTAAAGAGCTTGAACAAGCACAAAAACAAAAAGAAAAATTAAATGAAATTGAACAAGAAAAATCGTATGTAGCTCTTAAATGGGCAGAATATAAAGCAAATGTTAAAAAAAGTTTTTTAATTTCAGAAGGTAAAGAAAATAGACGAGCGAGTTCTGAAGAGATACAAAATGCAGGTAACAGCTTTAGATCTTTAATTACTCAAAGTTCACAATATAGCAAACAAGCTTTTGAGATTAACAAAGCATTAAGTATGGCACAATTAGCGATGAAAACACCAACAGCCATTGGAAACGCTTATACTTTTGGTACTGGCATTGGGGGACCATTAGTAGGTGGTATTTTTGGGGCAACAGCAGGGGCATTTATGGCGTCACAAATTGCAGGGGTGTCTAAACAACAATTCACACCAAGAGCAATGGGCGGTGATGTGTTTGGTGGGGGAAATTATTTAGTTGGAGAGAATGGACCAGAGCTACTACAATTAGGTAGTAGAGGAGGACATATAACACCTAATCACCAATTAGGCTCAATGAATAATAATTATTCACCAAAAATAAATGTTACAATTCATAACGCACAAAACCAAACAGCGACAGTGCAGTCAAACGAAAATAACGGTAATCTTGATATTGATATTTTTTTAAAAACTATTGAAAATAATATTGTAAGTGGTATCAATCAAGGTGATAGTACACTAGCTAGAACCATTGAAAACACGTATAAATTATCAAGGCAAGGGGCTTTTGCATGACAAGTATAAATTATCCACATTCTGTTTTACCTTCCCCGATAGTTAGTAATGCAAGACACCAAGAAGAAGCTAGATTAATACGGACTAGAATGGATTCAGGGTTTACAGTTGCAAGAAAACGATTTACAAAAGTACCAGTAAATTTTGATTTTCAATTAATCTTAGATGAGGATAGCTTATCTTATTTTCAAGCTTTTTTTAAAGTTGAGTTAGACTATGGGCTTAATTGGTTTAACATGAATATGCCAGTTGGCGACAGTATTCAATCATCACATGAAATAAGATTTATTGAAAATCCGAATT